TTTAAGATTAAAGAATGGTTCAAGAATTCAAGCTAAGTCTTCTTCTCCCGATGCTGCTCGTTCAGAAGCAGTATCTTTATTGATTGTAGATGAAGCTGCATTTATTGATAAAATGAGAGAGTTTTGGGCTGCGGTATATCCTACAATTGCTACAGGCGGTAAAGCTACTTTGATTTCTACAGTTAACGGGATGTCTAACTTGTATTACGAACTGTATAGAGATTCTGTAGATGGGGTAAATGATTTTAACCCAATAGATATTAACTGGAGAGAGCATCCTGAGTATACTCAAGAGTGGTATAATAAAAATTATCCAATAATTGGCGCTAGGATGTTTGAGCAAGAATTTGAATGCTCATTCCTAGGTACGGGAGATACTTTCATAGATAGAGATACGTTAAAAAGATTAAACGCAACACACGTTGGAGAGTACAGTGTAAAATCTTCAGGCAATCTAAGAATTTGGAAACATCCAGACCCTTACGGTGAATATATTCTAACTGTAGATGCCTCTTACGGTAGAGGACAGGATAATTCAGCATTTCATGTTATAAATTTATACAATGGAGAACAAGTGGCTGAATTTTATTCTAATAAAACTTCTTTGGCTGATTTTGCAAGAGTAATTCACGATACTGGGAATGATTATAATTTAGCTCACGTAGTCGTAGAAAGAAATGGTTTAGGAATACCTCTAATACAAGAATTATTCGAAAGATTAGAATATGAAAATATTTGGATGGATGAAAAACAAGAATTTGGATTCCAAATGTCTACTAAAGCTAGAGAAAAAGTTTTAAGCTTTTTAGAAGAGGCATTAAGAACTTCTAGATTTAGAATTAACTCAGAAAGAACAGTTGATGAGTTAAATACTTTTGTAATAACAGATACGGGTAGAATTGAAGCAGATAAAGGATATCATGACGATTTAGTTATGAGTTTAGGTTTAGCAGCCTTAGTATCCGTAGATTTAGCTTCTGGATTACCTCCTTCTGTAGATAAAGGCAGTGAAAATGAAACAAAACAAGAAATACCTAATATGTTAAGGGTATCTAATAGTAGTGAGACTCACGAGGACACATCATGGCTTCTGAAATAGATAAAAATCAAAACTTAAACGAATCGTTTACTAACTTCAAAGACCCGAACTATACTGGTCATCTGAATACAGCTACTGGAAAATCTTCTGGATTTTTTGGTAAATTCTTTTCTACTAGAGGTAGGAAACCTAAAAGAGGAGGTAGACTATCTGGTGATACAGTAAAGGCTGCTGATATCTTTTCCGACATTCCTGGAATAGGTATAAGCAAAGGAATGGTTCATTTACCTCAGATTGAGTACGATAAAAGAAAAAGATATCAAGATTATGAGAAAATGGATGAGTATCCTGAAATCGGAGCCGCTTTGGATATTTACGCAGATGACGGAACCCAAAAACATTTGAATGGTGATATTCTACACATCAGCTCAGATAGTAAACCTGTTAAATTGGAGCTAGAGAACTTTATCAAAAATACTAACCTAAAACAATACATATGGGATATTTTTAGAAATGTAGCTAAGTATGGAGATTGTTTTGTAGAGAATATTGTAGACCTTAATAATCCTGGAGCAGGTATTCAAAGACTTAAAATACTAAATCCTAACTACATTACAAGAGTAGAGAATCAATACGGATACCTTCAAAAATTCATGCAAGAGGTACCAGACACTAGGTCTGGTGGAGGTGCTAATGACCCTAACGCCACTGGAAATGGTACGGGTAAATATTTAGAATTAAATAAAGACCAAATTTCTCACTTCCGAATTCATACGTCCGACCCTAATTTTTATCCTTACGGAAAATCTATCGTATTTCCAGCTATCAATGCTTGGAGGTCTCTAAAGCTTATGGAAGATGCTATGTTAATCTATAGATTGGCAAGAGCTCCTGAGCGTAGGGTATTTTACGTGGATACTGGAAATTTACCTACATCTAAAGTAGAAATGTTTATGGAAAGGTTGAAGCAGAAGTTTAAGAAGGAAAAATTCTTTGACCCTACTTCTGGAAAGATAAATGAGCGCTATAATCCATTATCTACTGACGAAGATTTCTTTGTACCTGTTAAAGGTAAAGGGAATGGAACTAAAATAGAAACTCTTCCAGGAGCTCAGAATTTAGGTGAGACTGATGACGTTAAATATTTTAGAGATAAGCTTTTAGCAGCCTTGAAAGTTCCTCAAGATTTTATTGTAGAGAAAGAACAAAGCCCTGAAAGAAAATCTAACCTATCTCAGCTAGATATTAAATTCTCTCGTGCCGTAGCAAGATTACAGAGAGAAATAGAATCAAGTTTAAATTTAATAATTAAACGCCACCTCACTTTGAGAAAGTTTGATAAAAATTTAATAAATGCGGTAGAAGTAACTTTATGTCCTCCTTCTGACCTTCAAGAGAAACGAAGATTGGAATTGGATGAGATGAAAACTAGAGTAGTTCAAGCGGTTAAAGGTTTAGAATTATTCACAGATGATTATATTTATTCTAATTATTTCCAAATGAATGAGGTCCGAGAAGAACAGATGCAGGAACAAGCGGAGCAGCAAGAAGCGTTAGCTCCACCACAACCTGGTTCTGAGCTAGGAGGAGCTGAAATGGGAGCTGAGGAAGCTGGTGGAGAGCCTCAGGAAGAAGTGCCCGAAGAGTAAATCTCTACAATAAACTAAAATAAATTAAAAATTATCAAGTATATAAACTAGGATACAATAAAACCATGCTATTAGAAAATAGAAATAAGAACCTTACCAATCTGCATAAAACTGCCGATTATCTAAGCCGTAGTCTACGGGAAAACTATAAAATTTTTACAGTTGACTCCGCAGCAGGGATAGTTCAATTCTTGTCAGAGAATAACAATCTCCTTACCTGTAAGTACGAAATTAAAGATTCTTCTGTAGTTTTAGAAAACATAAAGACTGATACAGTAGAGAACTACTTGTCTCCAGAAAGAATTGATGGTATAGTTGATAAAGCAGATACTTCTTTTACAGATGTTTTGAATTTATTCGAAGACCGTAACGATTTAGATACTCTTCGCTACAAGTTTGAGAAACATTCAAGTTCTTTTGATAATTCTACGCAAATTGTTGAATCCTCAGAGTATAAGAAACTAACAGAAGGTAAAGAAGCTTTGAAAGCTTTTATTGCTGAAAATAAAGAAGAAATTCTAAAAAATCAAGATTTGCAAGATTGTGCAGGTATTGTAAATGCCATGTCAACAGTGTTTGAAACTAAATCTGATATAACTTTAGATAATATAACTGAATCTGGAAAAATTGAAATTGATTTGAAAGAAGGTAATACTCTGTATGAAATGGTATGTAAGCAAGAACTTATGCGCCAAGAGCTTATGGAATCTAAAGAAAATTTCTCAGGTGCCTGGGCTACTAACAAAGCTATTCAAGATTTAGCGTCTTGTATTTTCTCTGACGATAAAAACCTAATCGAAAGTATTGAAAAAGTAATTGAAGAAGTTCCATACTTCTGTTTTGCTACTAAAGCAGATTTGAATGAAACTCTAACTTCAATATATGAAGTAAACACTACTGACACAATATTGAAAAAAGATATCAAAGAGTTCGTTTCTAAGATTTATGAAACTAAAAAACCTGTTAAGGAAGAGTTAGTAAGTCTTCTAAGTGAAAAATACGGTGTTAACGTAGCTAATTTAAAATTTGTACCTACTTTTAGCAATCTATCTAAGACTCACTCAGTATTCTTCGAAGTACTCTCTATGTGCATGGAAGAAGGAATTCTACAAGATGTAACTAAAGACTTTTCAAAATTTGTAGGAAGTAAAGGAGGGGTAGAAGCTCTTGAAGTTAACGATTTAATTAAAGAATGTATAAATTCTGATTCTGAAAATCTTAACGAGAACGCAATCCTAATGAATTACATTGATGTTCCTAAACTAACATCTGATTTGTCTCAAGTTATTGATGTTCTAGGAGCTATGACAGGAGCAGGTGCTCAAGAAGAGGAGATGCCTGAGGAAGAAATGGAAGACGAAGCTTCTGAGGAAATGCCTGAAGAAGAGGCTGTTGAAGAAGTACCTGAAGAAGAAGTACCTGAAGAAGAAGCTGCTGAGGAAGAAGAAATGGCTGGGGACGCAGAAGAAGAGCAAGAAGCTGAAGCTGAAGGTTCTGAAGTTGTGGGAGATGATTCAGATTCTTCCGTAGGTCTAGAAAAAGATAAAGGGAACGTAGGTTCTATTATGGCTGATTTAGATAAAATCTTATCAACTCTCGGAGGCGGTGACGAAGGAGATGATGAGGATGAAAGAATGCCTGATGACCAGTACGGAGCTTAATCAGCTAAGTAACCTTGCTTTAACCAGCGACGATAATATCTTTGATGTCGGTTTTGCATATTTAATAAATCAAATATAATCGACTCTAAGGAATCTAAAGATTCTTCTGTTATTTCAGAGGAATCTTTTCCTTTTAACTGTTCTAGTTTATTAATAATTCCTAGAAGCTCTTCTCTATCGTTGTCAGGAAGGCTATTTACTTTCGTTTCTTTATTTTTTTTTAATTCCATGAAATTCTATATTAAAATCGAGAGATTTATAAGCATCTACTCTCTGCTTTGAATGTTTACCTAGGTAAGGAACTTTATCTATAAAATCATAAATATAAACTTGAGATTTATTATCATGCTTTCTAAGTGTCCTACCTAAAGCTTGTATTGTTGCTATTTCAGATTTTAAACCTCTAGCGTTTACTAGGTGTGTTAGTTCTGGAATATCAATTCCGGTCTGAAATATTATAGTACCTATTATTACAGAAGGTCCTTCTTTCTTCAGAAACTTTTCTAAAGTTTTATCCCTATCTTCTAGACTATCTTTACCTTCTAATTGATAAGAGCCAGGTATCGAGTCTTTAAAGTATTTGGCATGTGCTAGGTTTTTAGTAAGTATTAATATTTTAGCATTATCATCTTTTATTCTGTCTACGATGTTTACAATTAGCTCATTTCTATATTTGTAATCAACTATGAACTCTTCATAAATCTCTTGATATGTTTTTCCTGTTGTTTCACTGTCGTCAACATCTGGTAACTCTAGTAGCTGTATAGATGGAGGGGTTAAATATCCCTCCTCTACTAAATCTTTAGCTGTAACATCTTCTATTTGTTTACCTAGAAACGAGGTTAAGGTGAGTAGGGAGTGTCTAGCGGTAGGAGGGGTTGCTGATAGTCCGATTCGGTAAGTAGCGTTAGGGAATGAACTTAAAACTTTCTTAGCCACCTTTCCTTTTGCAAATTCGTGTATCTCATCAAATAAAATAAACTCAGACGTTTTTAAATGCGTATCAATTACTTTATCTATGGACTGTATCGTAACTAAAGTAAGGGGTTTAATGTCAACTCCATCCCCAAATGCAACACCGTGCTCTATTCCACATTTAGTAAGGAAATCAGAAGTCTGCTTTAATAATTGCTTTTTATTGAAGAATAATAGCCCTGTCCTACCCTCTAATGCTTTTAAAATGGACGCTATAATTATAGTCTTACCAGAGCCTGTAGGAGATTTAATAATACAAGACCTAAGCTTCAAAGCCTCCTCTATGAGATTATCTTGATAGTCTCTAGGGTCTATACCTTCTATCTCACTATCTCCCAGTTCTAGGTGTGGTCTATTGTCGTTTAGCTTATAATCGTAGTCTAAATAATCTAAATCCTCTAAAATACTATATAATAAGCCTGTTCCAAACTTTCCGTTTTTAGGGTTGAAAAAATAGTTATAACCATCCCAATGACCACGTTTGTAAGAGGTTGCGAACTCACATCCGGGAGATTTACATCTGTATTTTTTACCTAAAGCCTTTAACAGCTTAATGTTATCGGTTTTTAAAATAGAATAAGTATTAGAAATAAATATTTCCATATTTTTTTATTTTATCTATTATAGAGCAAAAGTACAAAAAATTTTTTATTATCATGACTGAAGAAAAGAAATCTATTATAGACCTAGCTATGGCTGGACAAAGAAATGTGGAAGTAGAACCTGAAAAACCACAAATCCCACAAGCCAATAGCTCTCAAGAAGACACTTCTCTAAAAGACACTCTAGCTGAGTTGTTATCAAAGGTGGAGGAGAAAACTGGATGGATATCCGTAGACCTTCCAACTGCAGGTGTGTTTACTAATGGTGTAGCATCTGTAGAGGTACGACCTTTTACATTTGAGGATGAAAAAGTCCTAAGAAGTATTAAAAAAGTTTCCGATGGTACTAAAGTAATTAATACTCTTATTGATAGATGTACTAAGAACTTAGATTTTAATCAATTAGCCTTAGTTGATAAGAATTTTATATTATTTAAACTTAGGGAGCTTTCATACGGCTCAGAATATACTATAGAAGCCGAATGCCAGGACTGTGGAGAAAATAATGAACTTACAGTAGAGTTAGATAAACTCCCAGTTAATTATGCGGACATTTCAGCTGCTAAATCTAATACAGTAATTTTACCAGATTCTGAAGTTGAAGTTGAATATATGGTACCTACTGCATTAGATGAAAAATATTTAAATAACCAAGAACATTTAATGGATAATATTTGGAGATTTGTTAAATCTGTAGGAGGTCACTCTGAGAGAGTAATTATTCAAGGGTTCATATCTAGAACTACAGGCAAAGATGTAACCGTTCTTAGGAAGAGTATATTCAGTACTGATTATGGATTGCAGACTAAAGTTAATTTTTTATGTAGAGCTTGTGGGTCGGATTCGGTAATAGAACTGCCAATTAATGAAAGTTTTTTCGACGTGAGCTAGAGTCAGTGCTGGAAAAGGATTACCATTATATGGAATCCTACACTCTAGTGCATCATTGCGGTTTCAGCCTAAAAGATGTATATGGAATGACCTTCATGGAGAGAAATGAGTATATTAAACTTAGAAATGAAGAGAATGAAAGAGAAAATGCGGAAATAGAAAAGATGAAGTCTAAATAATATAGACCTATGACAACATTCGATACTACAGGAACAGTAACAGCTCGTTTTAACAGACCAAGCCCAACAGATAGAACTTTATTGGAGTTTATGTACTTGAAAAATGGTGCATACGCTGACCCGTCTTCAGTAGCATCTGTACATATTTTTAAAGATACCAATAGTGGGTCTTCAGATAATTGGCTAGACTTGTCTGCTGATTCTTCCAGATATGGGTTAGTTGCTACAAGCTCAAATGCCTCTGCTATTATAATTTTTAGCGGAACTCAAGATGAGGCTGATTATAATGCTACTCCATCATCATGTATCCATAAGAGGTCTACTGGAAAATATGCTGTATTGTTAGAAAACGATATCTCATGGCTTGACCCAGATGATGACACTACAAATACTTATTATACGAGTTCCACAGATTTAACTGCTACTAAGTATTGGGATATGTGGACAGTAGTGGATAATGGTGTTTCGTCTCTATATATCCATTCTTTTGAATTTTTTAACGATAACGTTATATCTTTAACAGAGCCTTTAATGGTAACAACAAGACAGAGATTGGTTCAAAAGTATGTAAATAAAAATGCAAAAGTAGACTTACACGTAACTTCTGAGCATACTGTAAATAATACGAACATAACTCCAGAAGTTAAAAGTATATTTAATTCAACGATTTTGGACAACGCAGCTATTAGGATAATTAAACTAAAAGATGATACGTCAACAGGAGCTGCGTATGAAGAAATTCAAGCGTGGACATCTACAGGAGTTTCAGTAAATTCAGATGACACTATAATCTATAACTGGGATACTGCTAGTAGAGATGTAGGAACTTACGAAATTCAAGTTAGTTCTACTTTACTAGACCAGAATATAATGAGTGACAAGTTTAATCTAGTAGTTCGCTAAGCTTGTAGTCAAAATCCATCTTAGTAACTGTTTCAGCAATCCAAGCTCTCACCTCTGAGGTGCTGGCTTCTACTACAAACTCATTCCAGTCTTTAAACTTCTTAGGAGGTCTTACTGTATAAGGAGATGGTAGATTTTTTGATTTTATTAGACGATTGGCAAACATAATACCCTTATCACCCGCATCATCATTGTCATAAGCTAGGATTATTTTTTTGCCTGAGACTTCTTGTAAGTGATTCTGAGAGAAGATAGAACCTTGAGTGCTCGTGGCATTAATTCCTATATTTTGAAGGCTGAGCGCGTCTATAGGACCTTCTGTGACGACGATATAACTTTCTTCTCGGTCAAATGGATATAATATCTCAGAAGCCTTTACTCCATACTCAGCAAAAGAAGGATTTAGATACTTCATACCAAACCCGGTCAAATTCCTAGCTTGGAAATAAAACATCCCCTTAGAATCCTCAAAAGGTATAATAACCCTGTTTACATATTTCCCTTTCGTAGCTACGTACAGCCTAGTAGGGTCAATTTTTCTAGTTAGAGCGAATCTATAAGCTAGCCTCTCTGTAAGATTGCTAGATACTACACTGGCTTTGCTTAGTTTTTTAAAATTAGTAATTTCCTCATCAACTGACCTTCCTTTGGTGAGAGATTCTTGAGAATTTTTAATTTTTGTAGTAGCTGTAAATAATTTTTCGGGAGTATCAAATAGTTTCTTCTGGAACAGTGAGGTAGCCTCATTATATGAGATTCCTTCTACAGCAGCTACAAGATGTAGAAAATTCCCCTTCTCTCTAGTTTTAAAACACTGCCATAATCCCGTATGTGTGTTGATTGACATATGACGCTTATGGTCATCGCAAAAAAGGCTATTGACGATAAATTCTGAGTTTGTTTCAGTATAATCGTTGAATTTTTCGTGTAAATAGTCTTTAATAATATCAGGGGATATTTCCATGTTTATAAATAAAATCTCACCAAGTAAGCTTAAAACGTATAACGAATGTAAGAAAAAGTATCAGTTTAAATACGTAGATTACCTACAAGGAATTTACAATGAAAACTCAAATACAGACGCTCTTCAATATGGCTCTTATGTTCATAAGATATTTGAACTTGGAACCGAGCTTGAAAGTATAGAAGAACTTCAAAAGCTCGCAGGTGAGCTAAGAGATAATTATACCTTTCCTTCTGTTAAAGAGAAAAATCTTCAAGTAATATTAGAAAATTTTTTTAAATTTAACAAAAAGCTAGAAACCACGATAAGTAATGAGATGGTATTCGAAATTGATATTGACAAAGATGTTAAAATTAATGGAATTATTGACCGTGTAGTAAAAGGGAAGTCAGGAAGTTATCTCGTAATAGATTATAAGACATCGAGGAGACCTACTCCGAAACATGAGCTATTTACAGACCCTCAAATGCTAATGTACGCATTTGCAGTATCAAAACTAATGAATGTCCCTATTGATAAAATATCAGTGGCTCACTACTACCCTCACCTAGATGAACTGGTATCTGTTAAGTTCGGAAGAACTCAAATGTCGGTATTCCTTCGAGGTTTGAAGCAAAAGATATGGGAAATTCGCAAGAAAAAGAAAAACCAGCTAACGCCTACCTTAAATCAATATTGTAACTGGTGTCAACATAAGGACTTATGTCCTGAGTTTGGAGGAACTCCTGAAATGCTGGAAGAGGCTAAGAAATGTGAGCAAGCAAAAAGAACTGCTCAAAAGGTACAAGAATCTAAATTCGATAACCCTAATAAATTTAATATTTAATATATCAAAGGACTGTAGAGAGTTATATCAATCTCGTCAAAGAAACACAAGACTTCTGAAAGGTTGTACTTGTGTTTTTTCGTATATAAGGAAACAAGAGAATCTTTCTTTACAGGTTTTTCCTCTTTCAAAGCTTTGAGTATCCTAGACTGGAAGATGGAAACAAAGTGAGTTGAGAATCTATGCCTCCATTTTTCCTTAAACTCCAAAGACAGAGCAAAATTAATCTGTTCCAGAAACTCCTTCATTTCTATACTATCTAAATTAGAATTCATTACATTTAGCTTTAAACTTTTTTTTGTTTTGAATCTCCGAAATTCAAACCAATTTTAATTTAATTATAGTAAAACCAATGTCAAAAAATAAAAAAAAATTCGAGAAAATTGCAGAATCTAGAGTATTAGCACAATCTGAACTAGACAGCCTAGATTCAGTGGTTGGAAATATGTATGAATTTGAATATAACTCAAAAACTGCAACTGACCCTCACCCTTTAATTTTATCTGTTTTCAGGAAAGGAGGTAGGCTTTTCAGGTATGGAACAAAAACCTATATGGCTGGAATAAATTTGAATAATTTAGGAACCGCTACAAGAGAAGCTGTAATTAGGACTCTCCAGAATAAGAAAAGGATTTCATACGGTATGATTAAAAGAGCAGAAAAAACCTTAAAAATCCAATATAGAGTCTACAACTATCAGGATGTCGAAAATTTATCTCTTGTTGACAGCGCTAAATACTTAGAGACGTTATAATTATGGCAGCAGACAAAGCAGGACTATCATTTGGAATTAAAAAACTGACGCAAAAAATGGACGGTGTCAGTATTGCTTCATTTCAGCTTGCTAATATATTATCAAGAGCTGTAGCACAGCAAGGTGATTTGCAAAGAGTTTTAATCTCAACAGGGAATCAATCAGCACAAAGTATCGGAAATCTGAACAAAACCTTCAATAATGTAGGTTTGAGTATGTCTCAAAGTATTCAGATGTTCACTGCAATGTCTAATAACAGCTTAAAGTTAACTGACCAAGCTACTAAAAACACTCTTGCAAGGCAGGCAATATTAGGTAAGGATTTACAAGCTGTAGCATCAAACGTAGCTTTTAACACTCAAGTTCTAGGTTTAAGTAAAGATTCATCTTTACAATTTGCAGACACACTTTTAGAGGTAGGAGCTGCTTACGGAATGAACTCAGATAATTTAGTTAAAGCTATGAACTCTCTAGCTCAGACCTTTATTCAAAATGCAGCTGTATATGGTAAAGGTACAACTGAAGCATTAAGGAACGCAACTACAGAATTAATAGGAAGGTATGGAGCCGGGAACGCCGAACTTGTAAAAGAAATGGCTCAGGGATTATTTGGAGGTACTGAGAAATCTACTAGAATGGCTGCTATGTTAGGTTTAGATATATCTAAATTAGCAACTACCGATTCCAAGCAAATGATAACTTTATTTAATGAGGCTTTACAGTCTTTACAAGGTAGAGTTGGAGGAGCTGCAGGGACTGGCATGTCAGGTCTTATTATTCCTAAACTTCTAGCAGCTTTTGGAGCGACTCCAGGAATGTTACAATTGGCAAATTTAGGACCTATGACCGAACAGCAGTTAGCAATGAGTGCTGAGGAATTAGCGACTCAACAATTACAAGCTGACCTGTTTGCACAATTTAATTCTATAATTAAAGATTTGAGTGTTATGTTAATGCCCATTGTTACAGGGGTAGCCCATGTTACTAAATTTCTTGCTGAAGCTTTTACCGCTTTTGGTGGACTTCTTAAAAATATACTTGTTGGTATTCTCGCTACGAAAGCACTTGCCCAAACCAACATTCTTTTAAATAAAATCCGAAATTCTAAACTAATGATTAGTATGACTACGGATTATGGTATGGGTGGTGGAATGGGTTTAATGAAAAGTGTAATTTCCTTCCTTGGAGGTCCTATAGGTATAGGTATCGCTGCAGCATTAACGTTACTACCAATGCTTTTTGGACTTTTTGAAGATGGTAATAAAACTAATAAAGATATTTTATCAGAGCAAGAAAAAACAACAGCAGCTTTAGTAGAAAACACTAATAATAAATTCCTAGGGGAGATAGCTACGGCTATGACCCAAGCTAACATCTACAACCTTGGAATTCTAAATAATTCAGAAGAACATCTAGAAGTATCTAAAGATATTAAGGATAACCCTGTATCCGCAGGTCCTATCCCTAACATGGAATTCTCATTACCTCCTACCAATAAAGCATAATAATGTCATTAAAACGAGACCAAGTAACTCAATGGGCTAAATCAAACGGAGATGCGATTGCCAACCATAGAAGCCAACCTCTTCCTAAATCAGCAGGAGGAACTTTTGGCAGGAGCGTATTTGGATTTGTATCTCAAACCGTAGGTTTCAACCCTCCTAGTCTTTTAGGAAGGCTAAGCCCTACTGCATTGTTTGACCCTGGGTCTTTATTGGAAGCTGGGAAAGATTACGCTTTATCTAAAATAGGTTCAGCTTTAAATAAAGCTATTACTGGTACTAATCGTGAGTGGTTAGAAACTAGAAATCATAGTAATTTACTAGGAGCTGCTACTGGATATAGATTTAATCATGAGATGGAAAATAGAGGATTTTTATCGTTTGCTTATCCTAAGAACGCTTACGATGGAATTATCAGCCCTATAGACAAGGTAATTGTAGATGGTGAGTCTTTCGATACCTTCAACATCCCTTTTTTCGAAAATCCAAAAATTACAGAGTCTAGAAGTGCAGAATACGCAAGTCATAAAATTATAAACAGGAACGAACCTTATAGGTTATGGGTAGGTGCTAAACCTAAGAAAGTTCAAATAGATTTCAATATAACTCTTCCACATTTGCAAACATTTGCTATTATGCATATGATGGCTACAGTTGAAACTATTATGC